AGCATAGTCGGTCCAAGCTACTGGGTACCGCCTCCGCGATCGGCGCGGCCTTCGGGGTATTCGGCGGCTGGCTGACCACCAACCTCCTGCCCCGCATCCCCCACTAGCTTCGCTTCTTCCCGCGCGATCAGACGGTTCAGCATGTCACGCGCCTTGTGCAGGTCTTCCACGCCGTTCTTGAACGGGAAGCGCACGAGGTACTTCAGCACACTGGCCTGAAGGAAGTCCAGGCCGTTGGCCTCGATGAAGTCGATCGGCTGGATCGCGAACCGGGCGTAGTGCGCCGGGGACGAGATCACGTTGTAGCTACCGGCCCGCGAAGGCTCCTGCCACACAGGCTTCACCGCGCCCGCTTGCTGATCCCGGTCGGGTTGGGCCTCGTCCAGATGCTTAACCCCACACCACTTGTAGTGCCCGCCCTTCGCTCCACAGTCATTGCATCTAGCCACGCCATTCTCCTCCATAGATAGTCACCATCTGACGCTTGCCGTTAGGCTGCGCTATTCCGAACGTGTGTGTCCAACCGGATGGCCCCGAGTTGTACCCCAGATCGAGGAGGCTAGAAGTACCAACCATCCAAACGCCATCAACGATGCCAGCGCGGTGGCCATGCCCGATAAATGACTTGCGGCCCATTCGGGCGAAACCAAGCATAGAACCACGCCCGCCATTGACGCCAAGATGGCCGTGCATACCAAGCTCAATCCCACCATTAGCGTCCTTACAAATGACATAGCTGTCGTCCTCCCGCAGGAAGTTCACGCCCTTGATGCCGCGTTTCATCATAGCATGTTCGAACACGGAGAACCTACGGTCTTTTTCCGCTTCCGATCGGTAGACCGCGGACTGGAGATCGAGGAACGTCAGCGCGTTGCGCGGGTCGCTCCGGTAGTCCGCACTGTCCAGCCAACGCAGCAGCGCGCCGTCGTGGTTGCTGGCCACGACAATGCTCTCGCACCAGGAGCGGCTGCGCTTGGCCAGGGCTACCGCCACCTCGTCCAGTTCCGCACCGACGCAGTCATCCTCCGGGTCCCCGACGTAGCGCCGGAAGCGCATCCGCCCGTTGCCGATCTCGTGGTGGTTCCGGCTATGGAAGTCGAGCATATCATGGAATACCTGCCGCTTGGGGCGCAGGGTATCCAGGATACCTCCCTTGGCCCAGGCCAGCTTGGCCACGACCGGGTCGGCCTTGCGGACGTGGGCGTCACCCCACACGATCGCTTCGACCCGGTGGCCTGTCGTCACCTTGCCGTCCTTCACCCGCAGGTCGAGGTCGTACATGGTGCCGTTCTCGGTGGCCGTGATCTGGCGGCAGAACCACCCGTGGTCGGACACCTCGACAAGGAGCGCGCCGTAGGCATGGTGGAACTGCGCCACCTGGCCTGCCTTCTTCTGGATATAGTTCTTCCGGGTGACGCAGCCCGTCGTGTAGATCAGCTTGGTGCTTTCGTGCTTGCCCGAGGCCACGCTCTCCAGCGCCACCTTGGGGTGCGGGATGATGCACGAGTTGCGCCCGGTGTAGCTTTCGAAGCCGCTGATCGGGCGGCGTGCGGTGGGCAGGATTTGCAACTCGCCGCACCACTCAAGACCCTTGGCCACGACCATGCGCTCGTCGAGGACATAGGGCATGGCATCCCGCGCCCACGACCGATCAGTGCGCGCCGACTTCATGTTCGGCTTGGCGCTCTCGTTGTGCGTCGCCATGTCGTAGACGAAGCGCGACAGAACGATCTGTGCGTTGTAATGCTTGGCCAGGGCCAGCAGGTTGTTCCATGTCGGGCGATGCAGAGGAGTATCGTTCTGCATGCACGAGAACAGATATCGCTTAACGGCCAAAGAAGTCACCCCATATTCCCTTGATGGTCGAGAGGGCGATCAGCCACATGAACCAGACGAGTACCCCTGTCAGGATGATCGACGCGGCGATGACCGGCCAGAACAGGAGGGCCAACCCTATGATGATCCAGCTATCCACGGAAACCTCCGACGTTCTTGTAGACGATCTTGTAGCCCGAGGCCACCTTGCGCTCGACGAACCGCTCGTTGGATATACGGAAGTTCGTCCGCTCGGCGGCCCTGCGGCGGCGCTCCATGTCGCGAAACACGCCTTCCGCTTCGCCCGGATACAGTTCCTTGCTAACCCCATCCAGCTTCGCCATTAGAACCCCCTCACCATCTTCAGGAAATCACTGGCATCCATGATGACAACCCAATCTTTCTTGCTCTTGCGGTGAAGCACCATGGGGGTGTTGCCACCGCAGTCCGCTCGTGCCTGGGCCATGGCCGCCTCAAGGTCCAGCTTCTCCGTGCGCTTGACCTCGATATGAAAGCCCGGCAGGCCGGTGACGTCGGCGCTGTCTTTGCCGCCCTGATACTGCACCCCCCTCTTGCCGTCGAAGCCGTACTCGCGGAGGAGCGCGGCCACTTCGCGCTCTCCCACCTTTCCCTTGTCGCGACTTAGTTTTCCCATTATTTCCTGTACCTCTTGCCACACCAGCCTTCCGCCTTGACGGGCCAGTGGGCGCACCAGGCTGGAAGATCGCCTACCATAAATTCTATCAGCCTCTCGACCGGGAGATCAACTCCTAATCCCTCGTCGACCTCCGTTACGATCTCGTCGTAGACGGTCATCAGCACAGGCATTTCGGGGTCGCACCTACGCTGGCCATGCACCAGGATATCGCGGCACGTCGCCTGCGTCACGCCCTGCGCCAATTTCCCGCCCCATGTGTCGATGCGCTGCCAGTGGCCGGACTTCTGGCTCATGTAAGTTAGTACCACTTCGGACCTATCCGTGTGGGGGTTGACCTTCTCCTTGAGCAGCGGGTCGTAGTAGGCGATGTTGCGGGATGACGGCAGGGTGCAGACGAGCCACCGCCCACGCACCTGGTACTTCACCCCGAACGCCTCGCACTGCTTGCCCGGCTTCAGCACCGCCTCGTGCGCCGCGTCCTGGAGGCCATACCACAGGCCCACACCGGCCTCGCCGTCCTTGACCTCCTGGTCCCACGGCGGGCGGGCGATGTTGGGGTGCTTGCGCCGCCATGCGTTCTTGAAGCCGTTTACTTCAGTATCGCAAAAGCGATCGCTGTCATCAAAGTTGCGCCAAGCGCCGACGCCACCGCCAAACCCGAAAGCAAGCTCCCCAACTTTGCCAACCTCCTGCCGGGCCACGGGATCAGTAGCTTTAGTGATTGCACGGCCAAGAGCAGCACTAGCAAAAGCGCAATAAGGATCATCCCCACGTCTGAATAGATCAAGTTTGCTCTCCTCTCCTGCGATAGCTGCGATGCCCACGCTCTCGATCGACGCCAGGTCGACGGAGCAGAGGTTCTTCCCCTCCCCCGCCATGAACATGGGACGCAGGGCGTCGGCCACGCATTGCATGGGGTCGCCGTACATCATGCGCAGCCAGTCGGGATCGCGTGTAGCGATGGCCTCGATCAAGCTCTCCGGGTCGGCGTCTAGCTTAGGTCGCGGTAGGTTGAGCGGCTGGACGAGACGCCCCGCATTACGGCCCGTGAAAGCGCCGTGATACTGCGAGAGGCCACGAACACGGCCATCCGCGCATACAGCAGACAGTAGTCCAGCCAGCTTCTTCGTACTGGCCTTCGCAAGCGACGCTCTGATCTCAAGTACACGCCGCTCGACGGAGCCTTGTTCCGCGCGAGGGATCGCCGCTGCGACGGTGTCTGCCGTGAGGTCATCCAATCCTCCATCCACTTTCCATTGAACGAAGTCCAGTATCTCGGCCACCTGATTGGCCGTCTCTATCCTGCCGCCCGTGATCTCGACAAGCTCCGCGGTCAGTTCCTTCTCGACTTCCTTCACGATCGCGATGGCGTTATGCACGCTTTCCACGTCGATCGTAATGCCCCGCGAGTTCATCTTCTCGTTGAGCAGGAACACCCCGCGCTCCGGGGCGGGCAGCGCGCCCAGTTCCCTGCGGATACGCTGCTCGACGCGCACGTCCTGCTTACAGTAGTCGTATAGCTCGGCCAGAAGCTCCGGGTCTTGGACGCGGGTGCGCGGGTCTTTCTTCTTGGGCTTCTGCGGCTTGCACAACAGGTTGATTAGCTGCTTGCCACGCTTGTCCTTGCGCACGTCCAGCCCGAGAGCCGCGGCGCACTGTTCCAGCCCCAGGGGCAGCGCCCGACTGGCCGCGCGAGCCATCGTGCAGTCGTACTGGTGGGCCTCTATCTCGGGCCAGCCCATACGCTTGACACAGACGTTCTCCCATATGGCGCGCTCAAAGCCGACATTGTGGGCGTCAACAACCGCGCCCTTGGCTATCGCTCGCAGCAGGCCGACCGGAAAAATCTCACCTGCTTTCCACAGGCGCGGCTCACCTTCGTTGTAAGCGTAAGCCATGCACAGGACTTCGGTGCTGGGATGCTCCGAGTACTTATAGGCCCCTGTCTTCTTCAGGTCGGCATCGCTGTATGTTTCGAAGTCGATCGTGATATGCAATGGCCGACCTCAATTTAAAAAAGTGCCCGGACTTTCACCGGGCTCACGGTAGCCTGCCGTGTCAGTGCGGTGTTTACGACCCGCCGTCTGTTCGCACGACTAGAAGTCTTCGTCACCCGACGTCGGGTCCTGGGCGGAGGAGCCCCCCAGCACACCCTTGAACACGTCGTCGCGGCTCTTGCGGCCAAGACGTTCACCTTCGCCAACCTTCACGATGAAATTGACATAGGCCGTCAGGTAGCGATTGACGTTCTCGCCGCTCTCGATCTGGCTACCGACCAGGTTGAGTTCGGCCTTCACCAGGCATCCCGAGTAGAACTCCCGGTCCGCCGTCTCTGCGGGCACCTCGACCGCCTTGCCACCGACCGCCTTACTCAGGTCGGGAGCGAACTTGGACTTGGCCTCCAGCACCCACGCGCCCTTCATGTACGCCATGCGATCGGCGGACTTGTCGGGGTTCTTCTTCATCGCCTTCTCGATCACCTTCTCACCGAGGGTGAACTTCTTGCTCCAGTCCTTGAACTCGACGCTGGAGTTGGTTTCCTTCGCCGCCTTGATATAGGCCGCCTTGACCGCCTCGACCGTATCCGTGTCCGACTGCGGGATCAGGAAGGTAGCGTTGTAGCTGCCGTTCTGATCGTCCACGACGGACTTGCGGGTGCGGGCGTCGAACTTGGTCTTGGCGAGGATCGGATGGTACAGCACCAGCTTGGCGGGACCGATCACGACGAGGGAGGGAGTAATCTTAGCCATTTACAATTCGCCTTTCAAAGTAGTTAACCCAACTATTATGCCACGCTACGATTACGCTTACAATACCCCTTTGAAAACTTCATCACGGTTGCGCACCGCCTGCCCAGCCCTGGCGTCGGTATCCGGGGCCACGGTCATGCCGGTGTCGGGCTTGTAGGCGTACTTCTTCACGAAGTCCTTGCCGCCTTCCAGCTTCTCAATGGCCGGGGGTGTCTTCAGCTTCTTCTCGTAGGCGGCCTCACCGAACGTGTCGACCACCGGGGCGTCGTCCTTGAACACCCGATCGGACTTCTTCGCCACCATCTTCCAACCGCTGATCTGCTTGCCTGCACGCAGCCGGGTGAAAATCTCCTCGTCGAAGACCTTGGCGAGGCCCTTCACGATGTTCGTCTCGGTGGCCGCGAGGCCCAGTTCCCAGTCTTCCATAGCCTTGATGATCTCCGGTGTGTAGGTCAGAACACGCGCCCGCATTTCCTTGATGGCGGGGCAGGTCAGCCTTTTAGGGCAGAAGGAGGAGTTGCACCACGGACCGGGCTGTAAAAAAGGCTCCGGTTGTTCCGTGCGTCGGGCGGCGGCAAGCCAATCGTCACGCAGCCATGCCTTGAGCACGCCCACGCTTGTCCACCACGATCTAACAGGCTCCACCCCGTATACACGCGGCTGACAGATGTTGATCTCAACGGGGAAGTCGTCATCCTGCCATGCCTCCGTTCCGTACAGCGCGCCCACGGCGTACTGCATAAGCTGGGTGTTCTTCTCTGCCGATACCATGATACCGGCGCCGTGCTTGTAATCGGCCACAACCGCTTGCTTGTCCCCAATAAGGGTGCAGTCCGTGGTCCCGAAGAAGTCAGGATGCACTTCGGCCAGGTGGAAGCGCTCCTCCACCAGGACCCGCGACCCCAGTTTACTTCCCCGCAGGCCAAGCTCGTCTATCTTGCCGCGGATATGGTCCAAATATATCTGAACCGCCTCCGCATCACTTTCGCCAAATTCCGCGTCCGTGGCAAAGTCGGCTTCGCCAATATGCACTTTGGCGTCTTCGCCCGACACAAGACAACGGGCCGCGATATCATGCGCCAGAGTGCCGTCGTCGGCGTAGGAGCTTCTGGTATTTGCGCCGGGGCCAAGCTCCTGGATCAGCTTCACACTGCCAGGGCAATGGAACCAGCGGTGCGTACTCGACGCGCCGAGTTTGGAGTGGATCGTAGGAGAAGTTTCACCCATTGTTGCACACTACCCCACATTCAATGTCCGGTTCGTCGTTGTAGCGCCCCGCGTCCGGGTCCAGCTCGTCCAGATACACGCGGCTGGTGACACCCCAGCTACGGTCCTTCAGTATCGTGGCACCGATCTCGCGCTCCATCTTTGCCATGCGCTCAAAGTCCTCCGGGAAGTCGCGACGTATCTTGTTCCAGTATCCCATGCCTCCCTTCACACAGCCAATACAATTATTGTTCTTGTAGCCCAGCTTATACATTTCCGGCATCGCGATACCCGCTTCACGGATACGGAGGTAGCACTCTCGCTTGCTCACGCCCTGATCCAGAAGCAGAAAGTCTCCGATGACTTCGAAGTTCTCGGCCTTGAACCGCTCGATACGAGCCTTCTCATCCGACGTAAAGCCAAACACCTGGATATCGTCGGGTAGTTGAAACTCCTTACGCACGTTCTTTTTTAGCTCTGTGGTGCAACGCGCGCCCTTGTTGCCCACCAGCCAGCGTGTACGGCGGAACACGTCCATGATATCGGTGTACTCCGACGACTTCAATAGCTGAATGGGAAGATCGTACCAACGCGACACGTCGTCCAGAAAGCGTCGGTTGTCCGGGTGTTCGTAGCGCAGCGTGTCACAGTAGGCAACGGTGACGCGCTCCTTTCCGTACTTCTCGATCGCCAGCTTACCGGCTACCGCGCTGGCCGCGCCGCATGAAAACCATACGACCACGCGGGGAAGTTCTACTTGCATAGCTTCTTCCACACCGCGTTGTTCTCCTGAACCTGGCGCACCGTCTCGGGCGTGTCACGCGCCGCCGAGTAAGTGACCGGAATGTAGCTGGTGCAGAAGGTATCGACCGGGACGGGGGTGCAGCTAGCGAGGACCCCAGCGATCACGGTTAAATTCATCATCTTCAGCATCAATCGGCTTTCCTCTTGCTTGTGCGCGGGCCTCCGCGGCGCGGCGCACGTTGGTCAACGTAGCTTCAACCTGCTTGATCTTCTCCTCGTTACGCCCCGCGTCGAACACCCTCCATAATAGTATGCCGACGAACACCAGCGCAATACCCGCGCCGATCGCCCACAACTTTATCTTCGGCCACAGGGTCAGGAACCAGGTCACGAGCGCACCTCACCGGGGACGAAGCAGAAGATATGGCCGTGCATTTCACACAGATGGCTGCGTCCGTCCGGGGACTGGATCGGGCGGATGGCCTGCGGCGGGATGCGATACTCTTTCCCTCGCTCGTAGGCGATCCAGTTGCCGTCCATGTCCTGCGTCGCGCGCACCGGGCGGCAGTCACCCGTCACATGGCCGTTCGGGTGTTCAACCCGTTCGGAGCAGCATGAGCCACCGTCCCATGCTTTCCAGTCCTTGTACTGGTCGTGGGCCTGGGCCGGGACGGCCAGGAAAGTAGACGCCCACAGGATGATCGCTGCGGCGAGGACCCACCACTTCATTCTTCCAGCCTCATGCGCTTGGCCAGTTCGTTGCCCAGCGCCGCATGGAACTCCTCCCACTTGGCGTAGGGCATCTTCAGTTCCAGGCCATCCATGCCCGGAACCACGAAAGAGAAGTCGGCCCGGTTCAGGTCGGGGATCACCTCGCGCTTGCTAGGCAATGCCGTTCTCGTGCATCATCTTGCGATCCTTTCGCAGACGCCAGAAGTAGAACGCCGTGCCCGCACCCGCGATCAGGATAACCCCGGCCACGATCGCCGCGATCCTCCAATCGCTGATCGCAGAGAAGGCTGTCACCGCCGCCGTGCCCGTGGCCGCGACGTTGGCCACCTGGCCTTGCGTGCTGAGCTTCAGGCTCTCGGACTGCTTCATGTCCTCGCGGATGATGTTGCCGTCGTCCTGCCGGGTGTAGCCTTCCGGCACGCCCAGCGCCATGTTGACGCCCGCCTGCGCCTCCAGGAGCGTGATCGTGGACTTGCCCGCCTCGACGACGTTCATGGCCCGGACGATCGAGACGATCTTGCCCTTGAAGTAGGGCGAGCTATTGGACGACACCAGCGCGGTGACGTCGAAGTCGGCGGGCAGGCCGGTCTGGCGGCACACAGACTGGAGGTAAGCCGCGGTGTGGTTCATGTCCACCCCGCCGACCGCCGAACCGGCCTGCCCAATGATCTCGCCGCCAGGAGGAGGGGGTGCCCAGCGGTAGATCACATCCTTCAGGGTCTTGACCCCCGAGAACTTGACGTAGGAACGCATGTTGATGACCGCGGCGCGGACGCCGTGTTCATTGTCCTTGAACACGCAGAACTTGCCCGTGACCGGGTTCGTGCTGATCCCGGTCTGGCCCTGCCACTTCTCCCCGCCCGGCAAGGGGCGGAGATTGAGCGGGTTCTTGTTCGTCTCGGCCAGGGTCGGCATTGCTATTCCTTCGGCTTGTTGGCTTCGACGAGGGCCGCGAGGTCAGCCAGGAAGTCCTTGCGTTCCTCGGGCTTGATCTTGGCGACCAGGGTGGTGCCGTACTTGGTCCCAAACAGCTTCTTGACCTTGGAGGCGTCCATGCCCGGCTTCTTGGATGCCGCAGCGCAGGCTTCCTGAAGCTGCTTGTCGCTGATGGCCTCGATCGGCTTGTCCTTCGGATCACCGAAGTCGTCGTCCTCGACCGGGGCCTCGATCGGCTTGCCCTCGTCCTCCTGCGGCACCGGCTGCGGGGCGGCCTTCTCGACCGTCTTCTCCGCTTCCTGCCCCTGCACGGCTTCCTTGCGCGGGCGGCCCGGACCACGCTTCTGCGGGTCGGCGGCCACGGCGGTCAGAGTACCGGCTTCCTTGCCCAGCGCGATCATGACCTGCCTGCGCACCATGCTCATGGTGCCCTCGATCGTGGCCTGGGCGTCAGCGCCGTCCTCGACCTTGCATTGCGCCGAAATCTCGGCCTTTTCGCTCTCGTAGGGTGCGGTCTGCACCGTCTTGGAAAACAAAGCGGAGATTACAAAAGGCACGTCGGTCATGTTGATCCTTGCTGCAAGAAATTCGGGAGCCCGTATATTATCGGGCATTTACGGGTAGGCTGTCAACTACGGCTGGAACTCGCAACGAGCGTCGACCTTAACCACCTGGTTAAGTTTCTCCAGCGCCCGGTAACGCTCCGCGGCCAGGGTGCAGTTGGCTTCCTTGGTGAAGCCACGCTCCATGAACACGTCCGTGCGGTACGGGTTCAGCATCGCCCCGTTACCTGTGAGAACCGCTACGACTAGAAACCACATTTCAATCTCCTAGGCCGGTTGGCCGTCCAATACCTTCTGCACTGTGCGCCCCTTGGAAATGCTACGCCCCAGGATGCGCTCTGAAATTGAGCCCGGCGCGACCATGATCTGCGCTAGGACCGAACCTTTCTGCCCCATGCGATGCAGGCGATCTACGGCTTGCTCATTATCCCCTGCCACCCAACTGGGCTCAACAAGAACACAGTGCGTGGCTACGTCCTGCAAGCCGTCCGTGCCCGTAGCGATCGACTGCTGCTGGCCGAGAAACACCTTCAGCCGAGGGTCAAACTTAAACTTCTCGACCGCCTGGTTCTTTCCCCTGGCACTGGTCGAACCGTCCACTCTAAGACAACCATGTCGCGCCATACCTTTTTGGAGGACCTCCAAGACAGAGTGGTGATGCGCAAATACGACGAGTTTTTCCACGCCGCCGTCCAAGAGCATAAGCAGATGTTCCAGAACCGCAGGAGCCATCGCCTCTCCCATTTGTCTTCGAACGGTCGAGATTGCTCCATCGATCTTCCCTCCTGATCTGCGCAGCATTTCTTCTTCGTCAAAGTCCAGCATCTTCTCGGCGTGCAGGGCCATCGCAATCTTGCCCGTCATTTCCACCGGGACGATCTCGTACCGCTTGGCCGGAAGGTCCTTCAGCACGTCTTCCTTCAAGCGCCGCACCATGAAGTTGCAGCGCAGGCGGGCGTTCAACTCGGGCAACCTGGCCACATATTCCCATGTCGCCCCGCTGTCCATGTCCCGGCCACCAGGATTGAACCTGTCCTTGAACGAGTTGAAGTTCATCCAGTCAACAGACGAGGGGTCCAGTGCATTTGCCAGCGTATAGCATTCGCGGGGTCGGTTGGGCAGAGGAGTTCCAGTGAGGGCAACGATCTGCTCGGCTCGTTCAGAAATGCCGCCAGTTCCAGCATAGCGGCATTTACTCTGCCTGCTAGCACCAAAAAGCGCGCGTGTTCTTGCGGCGTCAGGGGTCTTGAGATAATGTCCTTCATCGATCACCAACAGGTCCCAGTTGTAGGAGCGTAGCGTGTCCCATAGCCCGTCACGGGCTACTTCGAAGCTCGTGATGACGTAGTTCGCGGTCGGGTGTACCCCATCTGAAGACTTGAACACCGGATAGACGACGACGCGCGGCAGCGTAGACCAAATTTTAATTTGGCGTGCCCACTGGGGGCGCACGTTTGCTGGACAAACCACAAGGACCCTTTTGCATCCTCGCAGATTAGCCAGGGCGATGGCTTGGATCGTCTTACCAAGACCCGGTGCGTCCCCAATAAGGCAGTTAGCTCGGTCTTTTGCATAGTGCACGCCTGCAATCTGAAATGGCATCAACTCACAGAACTCGGGCACCGGGACGCTGAAGCCCGGTGGGGCCACGTTAAGGTTGGAACGCTCCCACTCGGTACGGAGCGGTTGTAGCGCCGCCTTGGCCTTCTCGTCCGCGTGGTTCCACAGATGCAGAACCGCGTGGGGCTCGGGTGTGAAGTAGACGTTGTGCCCGCGCGAGCGCGAAGCCGTGGTCGAGAGGGTAAGACCGGCATCCTTGGCCAGTGTCTCGACTTCTGGTTCGCGCCCGCCCCACAGGTAGACGTCGTCGTTGAGCGTGAGTTTCAATTGGACTTTTCTTTTTCGTCGGCGTCACCAGAAATAGCGATCGCGAAGTGCTGGACGTAGCCGCAGTTCTCGGCAAACGCCTTGACGTCGCGCAGCTTGTCCAGTGCGTCGTCGAAGTCATCGTCAGGCACCGTGCGGCGCGTGACGACCAGTTCAAGGCGAAATGCTGAAGCCATCCATGATCCCTCCTTCAAATTCGACGGAAATATTGTACCGTGATATAGACCACTGGCGCAACAGGCAACTTTTCGGGTATCATGGATACGCTAGACCGACGCCGGGTGTTGACCGTCAAGCAGGCTGCGAAGGTGGCCAAGGTGTACCCAAACACTGTAAACCGTTGGATACAAAGCGGTTTTCTGAAAGTAGTGCCGAAGTTCGGGAGGGAGAAGGGCGATCGTGTTCTGCTCGGAGAAGTTCTGGACTGTGCTGCGGCCAAACGACGTGGAGCTTCGACGAGCCGCGGCGGAACACGTACAATGCCTCGTGACCGGCTTTGGTACAAGCGCCAGATTGCTGCAACCCGTTTCCGTCGTCTTCTCGAAACCGCCGAAGAACGAGAGCGTCGCCTTGCCTGGCAGCGCGAATACAACCGCAGACGAGCCAAAGGAGTGAAGGCATGACCGAACGTGAAGAAGTGCTGGAGGCGCGGAGGGCGTTTGAGGAGTTGAAGAAAGCAGAAGGAGCCTGGATATCGGGGCAGGCGCTTGACGACCTCCTGGACGAAGCACTGGGGCCGCGCGTTGACACCGTCAAGGAAACCAATAAGTAATGCTCGATCGTGCATTGGCCTGGGCCCGGCAAGGGTGGCCCGTGTTCCCCTGTAGCTCAACCGGCCACCCGGCCATCAAGGAGTGGCAGAAGAAGGCTACCACGGACGAGGCCGTCATTCGTGCGTGGGACTGGGAAGACAAGCGCGTAGCAGCGGTGCCGGGTCTGGCGGGCTGCTTCGTGATCGACGTGGACGTGAAGAACGGCAAGGACGGTGAAGCGTCGCTGGCCAAACTGGAGGCAGAACATGGCTTTGAAGCGTGGGAATACCCGCAACAGGATACACCGAGTGGTGGAAGACACATCTTCGTCAATGGACACTTCCGCACAAGCGTCCAGAAGCGACTTGGCGAGGGCCTTGACACTCGTGGTGGAAATTCAGACGGGGGGCTCGGTTTCATCTACTGTTATGGAGAGGAGCCCCCGGCTTCTAGTAGTGAAATTCCACATGGACCAGCTTCCCTCTTGGCTCTTTCAGGGGAAGGGCACGAGGTCAGCGAAGACCGGGAAACGCCGCGGGTCGAGCTAGACCAGCCCGCCAACATCGAGCGGGCGCTGGCCTATGTGCGTAACCTGCCTTCCCCGGACGAGGGGCAGCGCAACATCAGCGTTTTCAAGACCGCTTGCACTTTGAAAGATTTGGGGCTTTCCCTTTCAAAGATATTCGAAGTGCTGGAGGATCATCCCAGTGTGACGGGCACCCCGCCCCTGTGTGAAGAAAACGAGGAGGAGTTCAATGCCACAGTCAGGTCGGCATACAAGAATGGGCAAAGGCAGCCGGGCATCGACGCAATCGACGAAGAAGCCCGCAACGCAGCGGCCAGTGGCTATGACGTGGGACCAGTATCGGGAGACGGGCGGCCCAGTTCCGATTTACATAGTGCCTCGCGTAAGCGCCTCGGCCTGTGGAGCGAGCGCAAAAACCGCCCGCCCCCGGAATGGCTCGTCCGAGGATTGCTGACGAAGTCGAGCCTGGCCGGGCTGTACGGCCCCGGCGGGTCCTACAAGTCGTTCATCGCGCTAGACCTGGCTGCGGCCATCGCAACCGGGCAGGCACAATGGGGTGGCAGAAATGTCACACATGGGCCTGTGGTGTTCATCAGTGGTGAGGGCAGCGTGGAGCCTCGCGCCCTGGCCATCGAGACGAGGGGCATCCAGATCACGGACAACTTCGCGATCCTGGACGGCATTAACCTCGACGACACGGACCAGCTTGCAGAGGCCGTGGACGATATCAACACGGCGATCGAGCAGAACTGGGGTGGGCAAGCCCCTGTCCTGATCGTGGTCGACACCCTGGCGCGTGCGGCACCGGGGCAGGACGAGAACAGTGCCAAGGACATGGGCAGGGTGGTGGCATCGTGCGACGGATTTCGCAAGTTGTACGGGTGCTGCGTCCTGTTGGTGCATCATACCCCCAAGGGCGGCCATGACTGGAGGGGCAGTACGGCGGTGTGGAACGCCCTCGACACCGGCCTGGCGGTGAAGCGCACCGGGCTCAACCACGCCTCCCTGAAGGTCGAGCGGCAGAAGGATGGTGCCATAGGACAAGTGTGGAAGATTGCCCTGGAGAAGGTCGAGACAGGCCGCGAGCGAGATGACGAGAAGGAGAGTTCCCTCGTGATCTCGGCCATCGAGGCGGTGGCGCAGGAGGAGCGCAAGGGGGAGGATGCGGAGAAGATCGCCGCGGCGGCTCGCGCCCGGTCGATGACGGTAAACGACCACAGAGCCCAATGCGCGGCCAGGATTTTGGCGGAAACCGCGCCGGGGTACGAGGTGAGCTACGGGGCACTGGTGGCGCAAATTATGGTGGAAAATCAAGGCGCTAGCAGGGAAGCGGTGAGCGAGTGGGTGCGGGGCGTGGTGAAGAAGGGAGAAGTGCAGGGCGAACACCCGTTGGCAAAATTTGTGAGCAATATCAAGCCCTTAGCGTTTCAGAGGGTGTCCGAGGAAACGTAGGGGCCGGGAAAGGACCATAGGAAAGACTAACCCGTTGAAATATAACGGGTTTTTCTTTGTCTGGAAATAAGGTGGAAAGTGCCTTATTTGAGGGGTGGAAAGCTAAGTCATTGAAATCATTAGATAAAAAGCTGAAAACTCTATACTCTCTTATCTACCACCCCCCTATGAAGGGGGGTAGTAAGAGGGGTATAGAGGTGGAGAGTGTTATTACGCGGTTCGCGCTCAAGAACGCGCCTGCTGGCCGAACGGTGGTCGAGGGGCGGTGGGGTGCCGTAGATTGCAGACGGGGCGGGGGTGGTGTAGGGTGGTTCGATGACAGATATCACCAGCAAGCCCGACCTGGAGACGTTGAGGGATGATCTGAGGATGGGGAGGCACCGCAAGGCGTTCTCCAGTCTCAGGGCCATGCGCAGGCTCCTGGAGCGTACCACAGTGGAGTGCTACGAGGGGCTGAGGCCCATGAAGGACATGGCGGCGGTTGCAGTCGCCGTGAAGGCCATGGCCGAGATATTCGTTGCCGAGAAGACCTTGGTCGCCGCGGGCCTCGACATGGAGGAGAGCAGCCAGCATCCGCTGGGGCATGACGGCGGGATGCCCGAGCTATCCCCCAGGAACTACAGGTCGGTCACGAAGTCGTACAAGAAGGGCACAGGAGCCCGTGGGACGCCGGTCAGCGAGTTCAAGGTCGTGGAGGAGGGGGAGAGCGTCGGAACGCCCCTAGACCAGATTACGGACCAGATGGAAGATCAGTTCTAGCTTTTCCCGCGGGGCAATTCGAAATCCTGCCAGCCTGATTTCAGGCGCGCGATCAGAAAAGCACTTGGCGATATAGGATCGAAAAGTGGCCGGGCGGCCCCTGGCTCGATCGCCTGGTGCGGGCGGCGCTACGAGCGTTATAACATACCAAATGAGCCAGGGCTCATCTTAGCGGCGCTAATGTGAGCGTGCGCTTATTTCCGGGGCGAGCCCGGTCGATCTGCGTCCTGGGTAGCGTCCAGCTAGCGCCCGGCATTATTTCTCAGGATGGCGCGTTTTTCCGCTTGCATGCAGCCCCTGGCCATGGGAGGAATATGAACCGGCCAGGCAATCGCCTCCGGTTTGCCGACGGGTTAGCCGTCTATTGTAGCACTGTTGAGGAGATAGACAAATGACGAAAAAGCCTACGGGCTACGTCATCTATCGCGGGCCTAGCCTGCTAGATGGCAAGCCGATCGTGGTGGTGGCCATCACGAAGAGCAAAAACACAAAGACCGCAAACATGGTGCAAACCTACATTCTGCGGGCCGACATCGATCCTCGCGAGGCGAACCGCACCGGGCAGGATGCTTCTATCTGCGGTACCTGCCCGCATCGCGGCACGCCGACGAATGCTACAATTGGACTAGCTGCGAACCGCACCTGTTATGTGCGCATCGATCAAGGCCCGCTCATTGTCTACAAATCCATGTTGCGAGGGATTTACCCGCGCGCCAATGGCCACAAGGCTATTACCGCGATTGGCGCGGGTCGCATGGTGCGCATTGGCACGTATGGCGACGGCGCCGCCGTGCCGTCCTATGTATGGGACAGTCTGTTGTTCCAAGCTGTGGGCCATACGGCATACACCCATCAGAGCGGCGTCAATGGCGCGTCGTTCGATCCCGCGCGCTACATGGTATCGGCTGACAGTGAAAGTGCAGCGTGGGATGCCTGGAAGATTGGCGCGCGCACGTTTCGTGTGATCTGGGACAAGTCAGACGTGGTGCGCCATAAGGAGGTGCTGTGCCCGGCATCTGAGGAAGCCGGGCGGCGCACCACATGCGACAAGTGCGGGCTTTGTGGCGGTGCCAGCGTGTCCGCCAAATCCATCGCGATCGTTGCCCATGGCGCGGGCGCTAGCGCTATTCAGGCTGGGAGATAAGACCATGGTAACGCGAATTCATGACGACAACGACGCAGCCCCCCTGGCGCGTTTCCTCGCGCGCTATAGCCCGCAAGGTGCGATGCCTGTAGACGTGGCAATCGCGATGCAGGATGCGCACCAGCGGAGGCCGGGTATCTTGACGCCGCGCGCCGATATCGAGGAACGGGAGGAATGAAGCCGCGCCATGTGATCGAAGGGCGCGAAACACTCGCGACCCTGGGGGCAATAGCCTTAGCTGTCATGCTGATAGGCTGGATAATGTGAAGGGAAGCCCGGTTTATGCCGGGCTTTCTTTTTTGCTTGTCATGCCCGACTGCCTCGGGATAAGGTCCAGTTATCGCAATTGAGGAGATATTGAAATGACCACCGCAATAGTTATCTTTTCCGCCCTTGGGCTCGCTGTACTCTTTGGCATTCTGATTGCCGACATGCGCGCTAGCGCAGCGTATCAGCGGTGGGTCGAGGAAAATGATAAGCGCCGGTTTGGGAAGGAATAGCGCCATGCACGAACCAGTCTTTAACTTCTACACTCGCCGTGTCGGGGGATTGCGCTTTGTGTGGCTTGGGCGCTTCGTCTTTTCATTCTGCGTGCGCCGTGAAATGCGCGACCCTCGCCCCTGCCCCTGGCAGGGCGGGGATAGTTAACCAGATGATTGACCAAGGAAAGGACATGGAAATGTTATCGAATGATACAAAAGCCCCTCGGGCGGCTGATCCCTCTCCGGACAGAGTGACATTTCTGCAACACTGAAACGGTGCAAGCGCCCGGTGTGACATTCTTGCAACACCTAGCACCACGTCCAGCTAGCCAAGCCTGATGCCAACCTAGCCTAATCCCCCTCAATCCAGCCTAACCCCCGCTTGTCGGGGGTTTTTCTTTGCCTGCGGCCCAGGCCAGATAGGCTAACTCATTGACATCATTGGCGGTTATAACGCCGCATGCGCAAGAAGATCGCGTAATAGGCATTACGGCACATCTAACCCCATAGCCGGTTGGCGATAGGTAGTGAGCGCTCACTCGCCCCTGTGTTGGAACGTTATAACGTCGCCCTCGAAATCTGGCGATCGCGACCCCCCTACCCCCGCCGCCAGGATGGGTCCCCGGCCCCTGCCCCATCACGGTTGGAAATATTGGGTTATTTTTTAAAATTTAGGATGAACTATGGACAGAACGAGTTATACGAATTATATTGGATGGATGGCAATTTCATACCCCGTCGCGGTTATGCGACAAAAGCTGCTCGATCGCTCCGAAGTCCTGTGGGACACGGGATGCCGAGAATGGAAAGGCGCAAAGAACGAGAACGGCTACGGTCGTGTCTGGGACGGCGAGCGCCTGGTCTACGCCCACCGCGCCATGTGGGAGACGGAGCATGGGCCCATCCCACTGGGCATGAGCATTTGCCATTCCTGCGACAATCCCAAGTGCATCGACCTCGACCACCTGTTCTGCGCTACACACCAGGAGAACATGAAAGACTGCGACGTGAAGCGCCGCCGCAAGAACGGTGCGGCCAAGATGCGTGGCCAGCCCAGCCCGGTCCGGGGCGAGAAGCATGGTCTGGTGAAAATCAGCGAGGCGGACGTGCGAACCATTCTCACGGACCATGGCGACTGGACCGCCCGAGCCGTGGCCGAGAAGTTCAATATCTCGATCAGCCTGGTCTATGGCATCCGCGCGGGCCGGAACTGGGGCTGGCTCAAGGCCGACTTGGAGGCGAACCAGTTTTGATGCTACAATAGACCATGGCCCACGCACCCTTCACGATGCCCACCCGTCTTGTCCGCATCCGCTGGGAAGACGCCTCCAGCCAGGACACGGGTGGGTGGATCAGTTGGGAGGAGATACAGAACTCCGGTCCGGCCATCATCCAGTCGGTCGGCTTCCTGGCCAAGGAGGATGACAAGTGCGTGGTCCTCGTGGGCTCGATCTGCGAGGAGGACGGCACCGCGGGTAGCGACGTGTGTATCCCGAAGGCGTACATTGTGGAATTGAAGGAGTTGGTGTGACCCTTGAAGTGTTCCCGCTCACATTGAAACAAGCCAACGAAATTGTTGCGACCGGCCACCGCCACCACAAGCCCGTGACGGGGCACCGCTTTAGTCTGGGGGTGCGCAACGAATGGGGAGGCGTCCACGGCGCGGCCATCATTGGACGACCTGTCGCGCGCAAGACAGAGCAGTACGAGACGGCGGAAGTTACTCGCATGGTAACGGATGGCACAAAGAACGCCTGCTCTATCCTGTACGCCGCCGCCGCGCGTGCGTGCAAGGCCATGGGCTACAGGTCTATCCAGACATTCATCCTGGACGAGGAGCCGGGGGTGTCGGTGGAGGCGGCGGGGTGGACGCTGGTGGCCACGACACGAGGGGGCGACTGGAACAGCGCGTCGAAACCGGGGCGCAGAACGGATCAGCCGATGGGGGCCAAGAAGAAATATGAGAAGGTGCTGAACGCTTGAGCCTCATTGCCAAGGTCGCCGCGATCGTCAAGGCGACGCAGAACAACCGCATCGTAGACCTGCCCGAGGACGTGAGGGAGCTTACGCGCTTCATCCCACGCCCCTTGCAGGGCCAGATGTACGAGCGCATGAAGCGCTTCAACTCGTGGGTGGTCCACCGCCGCTTCGGGAAGTCCGTCCTGGCCGTGAACGCCCTGGGCGAAAAAGCAATCGAGTGCCCATTCCCGAACGGAAGATACGCCTATCTGGCCCCGACCTATGACATGGCGAGGAACATTGCATGGACGTATTTGAAAGATTTTGCGGACCGCATACCAACTGCCGAAAAAATGGAGAGCAAGTTGACTGTCGAGCTTCCTACGAGGCTTGGTGGCCGGGCGCAGATTGCCCTTTACGGGACGGATACGCCAAAGCAGCGCCTCCGGGGTATGTACCTGGACGGTGTAGTGTTCGACGAGTGGGCGCAGATACCCCCGCACGTGTGGACGCAGCAGGTCCGCCCGATGTTGTCGGACGTAAACCGTAACGGCTTCGACAATCGCCTCGACCCGAACCAGTGGGCGATCTTCATGACGACCCCGTTCGGGCGCAACCATGCCCACCACATGCACCGCCGCGCGGAGTTGTGGGCGCAAGGGTTGGGCGCGAAGATGGGTGGCGGCGAGATAGACAGTGCGGCGGGCGACGAGTTGGTGTATCGTAGTGACTGGGCCGCGGAACTCTGGAAGGCCAGTCAGACCGGCGTCCTCAATCCCGAGGAGCTACGCCTGGCCAAGATGGACATGAACGATGACGACGCCTACGAGCAGGAGTACGAGTGTAGCTGGGACGCCGCCGTCAAGGGAGCCATCTACGCCAAGCAACTGGCCGAACTCAAGGACCGCGATCGTATTCGGGCAGTTCCCTACAATCCGCTTCTTCCGGTCCACACGGGATGGGACCTTGGATTTGACGATTGCACCGCAATCTGGTTCGTACAGTGTGTTGCAAATGAAGTAAGGGTCATCGACTACTACGAGGCCGCAGGAGCCGCGCTGGACCACTACGCCGATATACTGGAGAAGAAGGGGTATCGCTATGGAAGACACTACTGGCCACATGATGTGGAAGTTACCGAACTCGGCTCCGGCAAATCGAGAGCCTCCGTCCTCCGTGCCCTTGGAGTTCGCGGCGTCACTGTTCCGCGCGCCAACGTGGAGGACGGCATTGCAGCGGTACGAACACTACTGCCGCGCTGCCTATTCGACGCAAGCTCAACGCAGGATGGCCTTGACCGCGTGGCTCTGTACCACCGAGAGTATGATGAACGGCAGCAGGTATTCCGCCAGAAGCCCAAGCACGATTGGACGTCTCACAGTGCGGATGCACTGAGGACCCTGGCCATGGGTCTTCGCAAGTTCGCCCCCGAGCAGGGGCAAGACTATCTCCAACAGACGGCGGTATTGTAGAGTGCAGTTTCGTACAGCGTCGGGTGCAGAACTACTGGTTGCGCATTGCGTGTGGGGCAATTACCTTTGGCGTGGGCTGAAGAACGTAAGGATCGTGGATGACCATTTCCGGGAAGACTACGTCGAAACCCTCGTCAACGAGTGGGGATACACCCGTCCAACTGGACCTGTTCATTCCGGAAGACCAGCTTTCGTCTCCGATACTGCGGCAGATACCGCATTTCTTTTCTGTCCCGCGACAGCAGGAGTGGCGCAACTTGTTCATGAGATTGGGCATGCCGTTCACGATCGCGTCTATCCTGCCAGCCGGGACTGGGGACATGAGCAGGCCGAAGCCTTCGCGCTACTAGCCGACGTGAACGCCGGGCGGTGGCGTACCCTGGAGCCCGCCGAACGGGCGGCGTTCCGCGACCACATCAAGGCGTGCCGGAACAACCCTGGCTACGAGCGTCCCTTGCGCTGGGCGTTTTCGTTGCGTAAGTTGAAACTCAAGGAGCAGATGGATGCAATCGCCAAAGGATGAAGAAGCCGAGTGCGACGACTGCGGGTGGAGCGGCCCGGTGAAGGCACTGCTCCCCAATCCGCGATCGCCCATTCCCGATTGCTGCCCGCAATGCGGTTCGCCGGAAACCTGGTGGCCGAGCGCCAATGGCTGACGAGAAGCCCAGCGAAACCGTCCGCCCGCGGCGCATCAAGTACCACTCCTCGACGCAGCGCGGGGTGGGGTCGAGCGGCAGGGACGACAGCGACAACCCCCTGTCGCAGAACTTCCTCCCCCTCGACGACCGTGGGGAGCGTGGCCGGGCGCGTTGGTGGGCGCTGCACGGCAAGAAGTACGCCCGCAAGGACGTGGTTGAGTTCGATTAGCTAATGTGCTAGGCTCCAGCCTATGCAGGTCCGTTACGACATTGGCGCGATCTTCGCGCCCATCGCCCGCCTCTTTGGTGGCGGCCAACAGTCCGAAGCCAAGTATTTCAATACGGGGCCGAGCGCTGCGGACACCCGCGCGCAGGAGCAGCAGGCCGCGCAGGAGGCCAAGAACAAGAGCATGGCCGAGCAGGCCAACCGCCAGGGCGCGGCTTCATCCCTTCTCACCGCAGCGGATAGCGGCTCCGAGTTCTCGGGCCTGAAGACGCGCAAGACCCTCCTGGGAGGCGCGTAATGGCTTATGCAACAGGCGGCAACGTCCGCACCCGTCAGGCGACGGTAAGTGCGCAGAATATGTTTACGGACTGGGTTCGCGTCGAAGGGCGGGGGGCTCCTGCCTCGTTCACGGCCAGCCTTGTCGACAACAGCACGACGCTGAACGTCGTCTGGACAGTCCAGGCCCGCAGGGTGCTATCGGACGGCACGAGCGGAGGTGTCACGGATATTTACGTTTCAAGCGCCGCGTCGAGCGGGGGAGTGCAGACCGCCAGTATCGTGGGGGTGTGGGACATTCGGGTGGGGGTCAAGACAGGTAATTACACAGCCGGGACGGGCGTTGCGGCGATCGACTGGTAGCGAAAGAGCGCGATAAATGACCTCCAATGTATTCGGCTATGTTCTAACCGCGGAGGCCATCGAAAGCGCCTTGGGCTTTGCCCCGGCTGCGGCTGCGGGGGTGGACTGGATCGACGGTTCCGTCACCTCGCCCGGCGCTTTCTTTGCGTCAGACGCCAACACTGGCTTCTTCCGCCCCGCCGCAGATACGATTGGTGTGGCGGTGGGCGGCGTGCAGGGAGGTGTTATCACCCCCGCCGCGGGCACGGCCAATGCTGCGTGGGGCGCGGGGGCGCTTGTCTCCGTCACGACCGGCGCGGACAACGTAGCGATCGGGGCCTCGGCCCTGGCCGCGAACACCACCGGGGCGAACAATACCGCAGTAGGCTACCAGGCTCTTACCTCCAACGTCAGCGGGTCCAACGCGGTCGCGGTGGGGGCCAACGCCCTGTCTTCGCATACAAATGGTGTCGGCAACACGGCGGTCGGAACGGGAACGCTCGCTGCGATCACGTCCGAAGACTACAACACCGCGGTAGGCACTTCCGCACTGGCGGTCAACACCGCTGACGGCAACACGGCTATCGGCCACAATGCAATGGCCGCAAATACTGTGGGCGCTAATACCGTGGCGGTCGGTCGCGATGCGCTTGCGGCCAACACGACGGGCACGTCCAACGTGGCGGTCGGCTATCAGGCCATGCGGGTCAACACCACGGGCCGCAGCAACACGGCGGTTGGATACCAGGCTCTTGCCGCAAACACCGTGGGCTTTAGCTGTACCGCAGTCGGCACGCTTGCCTTATCGCAGAATATCGACGGCACGCACAATGTAGCGGTCGGGCACCAGGCGCTCCGCGACAATACGACGGGCTGGTACAACGTCGCGGTCGGCCAAGCCGCGCTGCATCTGAACACCACCAATCAGTACAACATTGCTGTAGGTTATTCGGTCCTTGGCAACGCCACGGCGGACGCGAATGTCGCTATTGGCCACAACTGCATGGATGCGACGACTACGGGCGCGGGCAACACGGGCGTCGGCCATGAAGTTCTGGCCTGGAACCTGGTCGGCACTCGTAATGTTGGCGTGGGCTATCATGCGTTGTGGAACACCGAGACGGACGACAACACGGCAGTCGGCTACGAGGCGCTGGTAACAAACACGACCGGTACGCAGAACACGGCGGTTGGTTCCCGTGCGCTCGCGACGATCAACCGGGCGGGCCCGAACGTGGCGGTCGGATATAGCGCCATGCGTTACACCACGACCGGCGCGAACAACACGGCGGTTGGTCCAAGCGCACTGGCCGCGAACACGACCGGCAGTTTCAACACGGCAGTCGGCTCTGGCGCGCTCACGACAGCGGTGAGCGGCGCGAACAACACGGCGGTTGGCTACAACGCTCTGACGCTTCTTATCAGCGGCACGAACAACACGGCGGTTGGTTCTGGCACTCTCGCGGCCATGACGACGGGCGTGCAGAACGTCGCGGTTGGCGCGGGCGCTCTTGCAGCGTCGGCTACCGGTACGCTCAACGTGGCGGTCGGTTACAACGCCCTGAACGGCGGCACGACGGGCTCGTCCAACGTGGCGGTTGGGGCTGCGGCCATGCTGGTGTCCACTACAGCCGCCCACAACGTCGCCATCGGTGCGACGGCTCTGACGGCCACGACAACCAGTTCGTCCAACGTGGCGGTTGGCTCGGGCGCAATGGCCGCGACGACTTCCGGTTCGTCCAACGTAGCTGCCGGGCGTGATGCCATGTCGGCCAATACGACTGGAGCGAACAACGTCGCCATAGGCCGCGATGCGCTGAAGACTTCGACGGTGGGCGCGAGCAACGTCGCCATCGGTGAAAGCTCGCAAACGCTCTCCACGGCGAGTAACAACACCTCTGTTGGACGCAGCACGCTCGCGGCTAACACGACGGGCGCGAACAACGCCGCTCTGGGCAACAACGCCCTGGCGGCAAACACAATCGGTGTTTCCAACGTGGCGGTCGGTTTTGACGCGCTGGTGGGCAACACCACGGGTATTCAGAACACGGCGCTGGGCCGCCTTGCGGGCAGCACGGCCACGACGGGTAGCAACTTGACGGTGCTGGGATATAACGCACAGCCGTCTTCTGCTGCGGCCACGAACGAAATCACTCTGGGCAATTCCAGCGTGGCGACGATCCGCGCGCAGGTCACGACCATCACCGCGCTTTCAGACGAACGCGACAAGACCAATATCCGTCCGCTGGACCTGGGTCTTGATTTCATCGACAAGGTAGAGCCGGTATGGTTTGAATGGAACATGCGCGACGGCGGCAAGGTCGGCGGGACCGAGGGCGGTTTCATTGCGCAGCAGCTACAGGCGGCGCAGGCCGAACACGGCGCAGAGGCGCTTGGCTTGGTCTTTGACGCCAACCCCGATCGGCTGGAAGCCACGCCTGGCAAACTACTCCCTGTTGTGGTAAAAGCACTTCAAGAGGTGAGCGCCCGGTTGCGGGCACTGGAGGGAAATTGACGCAGGTTATGGTGGCCACTCCGTCGCACGACGGAAAGGTCCGTGTGGAATACGCCTACGCTATGGGCGAAAGCATCCGCCTGTGTGCGCGGGCAGGCGTCAGTTTGTGCCCGGTATACTTCCCCGGTGAAAGCATACTGCCGTGGGCGCGTAATGAGTTACTGGCCATCGCGGTGGCGTCCGGGGTGGATCAGGTAATATGGATCGACGCCGACATGGCATGGGAACCGGACAGCATCATTCGCCTCTTGGGGCATGAAGTGGACGTCGTGGGGTATCCGTGCGTCAAGCGCACGGACGATGAAGCCTACAATGTCAAGGCGCGGCCCGATCAACTGGTCGCCAACGACCGGGGCCTGATGCAAGTTCTGTCGGTTGGAACCGGGTTCCTGCGCATGTCACGCAGCGCCGTCAAGGCATTGTGGGATAATTCCCGGCCATACAACACGCCGAACGGAGAGCGGCGTAATGTTTTTGAAATAGGCATCATGCAGGGAGAACCGATCAGCGAAGACGTTATGACCTGCGGTAAACTGGCGGCGCTTGGATTTCCGGTGCATATAGACCCCAGTGTGACCTGTTCGCACGTTGGCTCCAAAACTTTCACAGGCAGCTTTTCCGGTTTTGTGGACCGGTTGAAAGCCGCGTAGCAAGGCAGCATGAAGAACAAACTGGCCGACGCGATCGTAGAGCGGGAGAAGACCAAGCGCGGCGAGCGGGGATCGTGGGAGAGCCTGTGGCAGTCGATCGCCCGGTACTGCCTGCCGAACTCCGCGTCCTTCATGGAACAGGTCACGCCTGGCCAGGACCGCATGCGCTGGATTTTGGACAGCACCGCACCGCGGTCGCTGGAAATGTTCGCGTCCTTCCTGCACACGCTTCTGAACAACCCGGCCTCCGAGTGGGTGCGCCTGGGCGTCGAGGGTGAGCCCGAGCTCCAGCTTTCGTCCACGGTCAGGGCGTATCTGGAGACGTGCCAGAAGAAGATCATGAACGCGCTCACCTCCCCGAGCGCCGATATCTATTCTCAGCTTCACCAAGTCTACCTCGATATCGGTGCGTTCGGCACGGCGGTCATGTTCGAAGACGTCGTCAACAAGAAGCTGCGCTGCCGCGTCTATCACCTCGACGACTGCGTCATCGACGAGGGCGAAGACGAGAACATCGACAGCATGATCCGCCAGCGCCACCAGACGAAGCGCGCGGCGCTCCAACGCTTCAAGGCCGACAAACTCGGCCGCGAGTACGAGAACCTGTCCGACGACAAGCTCGGCAACAAGGACCGCTTCCTGCACGCGGTAATCCCCGCCACAGACCCACTGGCCGCAGAACTGCCCGAGCGCCAGAAGCTCAAGGGCGCAGCCTACTACTCGTGCTGGATTTTGACCGGCCACGAGAACCGTATTCTGGAGTACGGCTCCTACGAGGAGTTCCCCTACTTCGTGCCGCGCTGGTACAAGGCCCGCGGCGAAATCTATGGGCGCAGCCCGGCCATGACGGCTATGCCGGATATCCGCATGGTAAACCGCATGTCGGACACGATCCTGCGCGGTGCCGAGAAGATCGTCGACCCGCCACTGGTGATCCCCGATGGCTCGCTGGTATCCCCGGTGCGCCTCCATGCCGGTGGCCTCACGTTCACCGAGGGGCAGGTCGATATCAAGACACTGATCCCACCGGGCACGTCGCGCATCGAGACGGGTAACGAACTGCTCATCGCGCGCCAGCAGTCGATCAAGGAAGCCTTCTTCACCCCGCTGTTCGTCACCCCGGACAGCCCGGTCAAGACGGCCACGCAGGTTCTCCAGGAAGTCGACGAGCGCAACCGCGCTCTGTCCCCCATGCTCGTGCGTATGCAGACCGAGTTGTTCTCGCGCCTCGTCACCCGCACGTTCAACATCCTCGATCGCTCTGGTATCCTGCCCAAGCCCCCTATGGAACTGGCCGGAAAGCAGTTGAAGCTGGAGTACGTCTCGCCGCTGATCGCGTCGCAGAAGCAGATGGAGGGCCTGTCCCTCGTCCGCACCTTCGAAATGATGGCGGCGTGGGCGCAGGTCGACAAGGGCTTGTTCGACTGGATCGACACTGATATGGTGGCCCAGCTTCTCCCGCTTGCCAACGGTGCGTCGGCCAAGATCGTGCAGACCAAGACCAAGGTGGACAGCGTCCGCAAGGCTCGCGCACAGCAGGAAGCGGCGCAGATGCAGGCCCAGTTGATGCCGGAAGCGGCGCAGGCGGGTGCGGCTCTCATGACGGCTGGAGCGAAGGTAACACAGGCCAATAATGCAGGCTAAGAGGGAAGTATCACCGGAGGAGTTGGTTCTCCTCTATCAGGACTGTTTTGGCTCGCCCGCGGGCAAGATCGTCCTGACACATCTGGCCAGCAAGTTTGGCTTTATCAACCGATCGACGAACGTGCCCGGCGACCCCTACGGCACGCACGTCAACGAGGGTCATCGAGGGGTGCTGGTGTATATCGGCAAGATGCTGTCGATGACGCCGGACGACATGAAGCAGCCAACACAGGCAGAGAGTGAGACGTCCGTTGAGAGAAAGGGTGCAGGACATGACGAAGAATTCTAGTTTCCGAATTTATTACGACGGAGAAGCAGGTGGAAGTGGAGGTAGCGGAGCTACGGGCGGCGCTGGTGCAGGCGGGGATGGTGCGGGAGGAGCAGGCGCTCCGAATAGCCTCCTTGGAGGCGGAACTGGAGGTGCTGCGCCAGGAGCGGGGGCGGGAGATACTGGAAAAAGCGAACAGCCAAGCGGCGAAGTTTTTAAGCTCCCTGACAACTGGGACTACCGATCCGCTCTCCCCCCGGAGTTGAAGGAAAGCCCTTCGGCCAAGAAGTACGCCAACATCGAGGAACTGGTGCGCGGTTTCGACCACGCTTCGCAGTTTATCGGGCGTCCTACGGACCACCTGGTCGAGCTTCCCCCGAACGCGACCCCCGAAGTCCAGCGCGCAGCCTTCGAAAAGATGGGCCTGCCGAAGGATATCGCAGGCTACAAGCTCGACCAGAAGGCGGTGGGCGAGAGCATCAAGCTCGACGCGCCGGGCATGAAGACCCTCACCGAGGCGGCCTTCAAGGCGGGCGTGCTGCCCAAGCAGCTTGAGGGCTTGCTGGGTACGTTCAACGGCATGATCGAGCAGGGCCAGAAGGACATGGCTGCGGCAGAGATCGAGCGCAACAGCCAGAACATCGAGGCGCTGAAGAACGAACTGGGCGAGGCGTTCGACGGCAGCGTGGCCGCGGCCAACTTCGCGGTCGGGAAACTGGGTGGCGATCCGCTGCGCGAGAGCCTCAATCGGGCAGGATTGGGTACGGACGGTCCGGTCCTGAAGATGCTTGCCAAGGTCGGCAAGATGCTGGCCGAGGACGAGGGCGGCGGCGACAAGCCGGGCGACTTCGGTTCGGGCATCACCCCCGACGACGCCAAGGCCGAGGGCCAGAAGCTCATCAACCAGGCCATCAACGAGCCCAACCTGACGAAGCGCCGCGAGCTTGAGACGAAGGCCCAGGAGTTCTTCGCCAAGGCCGAGAAGCGGAGCGCCAAATGATGACCGCCCTGTGGATTTTCCTGGGCGTTCTCGCGGGCGTGGCGATCGGCGTGCTGGTGCTGGGCCTGGCGCTGAAGGGCGCGCTCTCTAGCCTTTGGAAGAAGTAGGACTTGACAATTCCGTGGGAGTGTGACAACCATACTCCCACGGACCAAGTTCGGCCCCTGGATAGGGACACCCGGCGCGGTTCCACCGAACCCCCACAACCTATCCAATAGGCAACGTATCTGATGCGTATTCTTTACTCTGTCGACATTCCGGTGTCGTATGTCACCCAGTTCTCCAGCAACGTGCATCTGCTTGCAGAGCAGCGCTACTCGCGCCTGCTTCCCGCGGTCATGCGCGAGCAGGGCACGGGCGAGAGCGGCGCGATCGAAATCACGGGCGGCATCGATGCCCCGAACGAGATCAACGAGCGCCATGGCGACACGCCCCTGAACAGCACGCCGCAGACCCGGCGCTGGTGGTTCATGAAGGACTACGACGTGGCCGACCTGATCGACAAGCAGGACCGCGTCAAGATGCTGATCCAGCTTGACAGCATCTACACCATGCGCCACGCAGGCACGATGGGCCGCGGCATGGACGACGCCATCATCGACGCGCTGTACCGCACCGCCGTCACGGGCCACACCGGCTCGGGCACGACTTCCTTCCCGACCTCGACCCAGCAGCTTGCTTCGGGCTCGACGGGCCTGACGATCGACAAGCTCAACCGCGCCAAGGAAATTCTCGACGCCAACGAGGTCGACGAGTTCTACCCGCGCTTCTTCGCTGCCACGTCCCGCCAGATGCGCGAGCTTCTGGAAGACGACAAGGTCACGTCGCAGGACTTCAACACGGTCAAGGCCCTCGTGCAGGGCCAGGTCGACACCTTCCTGGGCTTCAAGTTCATCCGCACTGAGCGCCTGATCTCGACGTCCAGCGTGCGCAACTGCTTCGCCTGGGCGCAGCCCGCCATCCGTTTCATCGACGGCATGGCCCCGAACACCACGGCCTCTCCCCGCCCGGACAAGCGCTACGCGCAGCAGATTTATACCTGCGGCTCGTGGACTGCCCTCCGCACGGAAGACGAAATGGTCGTCTCGGTCCTGTGCAGCGAAGCCTAATCGTTAACCAAGGAACCTGACACATGGCTACTCTCTACTCCGATATCATCACCGGGCTTCGCGCTACTCCGCAGACGAAGCCGGACAGCGGTCAGTCGAACGGCAAGGTGCGCTGCGACGTGTTCTCCTGGACGGGCGACGCTGCGCAGAACGATCTCGTCGAACTGGCGAAGCTCCCGGTGGGCGCTCGCATCCTCAACGGGTTCGTCGACTTCACCGATTTCGGTACGTCGATCACCCTCGACATTGGTGACGGCACGACCGAGAACAAGTACCTGTCGGCGCTGGACGTCGCTACGGCGGCGGGCACGTCGGCCTTCGCGAATACCTGGGCGCTGTATGGCCTGGGACGCGAGCGCCTGTCGACGGCGATCACGCTGACGGCCAAGTTGGAAGGCGGCAATCCGGCTTCCGGCTCGCTGTACGGCTACGTCCTCTACATGGTGGAGTAGGCTCTTGGCCACTCTTACCCTCAATGCCTCGATCACCCCGTCTCGGCAGGTCACTGTGACCTACGGGACGGGAGGGTCCCTCACGGGGTCCGTGGCCCTCCTGATCGACAACACGATTACGGCGGGCATGGACGTCGAGAAGATGATTGCGGCGCTGGTGCGTTCTTACCACCGCCAGTCTTCCAAGGCGTCTTCGGTAGGTGGCATCGCCACCACCGGCACCACGGCAGAGTAGTCCTAGCGGCGGGCGTTTCCCTCACCCTCCTCCCCCGCCGCGGCCCCCTGTCCCTCGTGGACAGGGGGTTTCTCTTTGCCCTCCATCCGTGATAGTATCCGGGTATGGCGAGCCAAATCCAAATCTGTAATGTAGCGCTCACCCATTGCGGCGAGCCGTCCATCACGTCGCTGAACGAGGACGGCAAGGCGGCGCGGGTCCTGAAGCGCGTCTACGACCTCGTCCTCGACCAGGCGCTCACCGACTACCGCTGGTACTTCGCGATCGAGCGCGCCGAACTGGCCGCCGATCCCGCTGCCCCACTGTTCGGCTTCACCAACCGCTTCACCGTGCCGTCCGACCTGCTCCAGCTTATCGGCATTGGCGACGACCAGAACGAGAGCAAGCGTAACTACACGGCCAGTGAAACTATCTTCAAGCGCGAAGGAAACTACATCCTGGCCGACGATGCCCCGCTCAAGATCGTCTACGTCAAGCGCGTTACCGACCCCGGCATGTACTCCCCCGAGTTCGTGAAGTATCTGTCATACCTCCTGGCCACGACCATCTTCTACGACCTGACCAAGGGCGCTGACCGCTACACCGCGCTCGTGCAGGGCCGCGAGCAGGCCGCCAAGCAGGCCAAGTTCAAGGGCGCGATCCAGAACACCCCCGAGGTCATCGTGGCGTCTGACTGGATCGACAGCCGCTTCTCCGACAACTATCCCTACCGCATTGGTCCTGTCGTCTAGTGGCAAGATACAACCCGATCCAAGCCAACTTCACGGCGGGCCTGCTTACCCGCCGTCTGCGCGGGCGCGACGACCTGGAGGCGTACCACCAGGGTATGCGCCAGGCGCTCAACGGGCAAATCCTGCCGCACGGCGGGTTCATGCGCCGCGCGGGCTCTATCTTCGTGAACGAGGTCAAGAACCGCACCAGCGCCAAGAACGCCCTGATCCCGTTCGACGTAGCCACCGATCAGCAGTACATCATGGAGGTCGGGCACAACTATATCCGCTACTACGCCAACCACGGCCTCGTGGAGAGCAGCCCCGGCACGCCGCTGGAGACGGTGACGACCTACGGCAATGACGAACAGCAGGACCTGCGCACGGCCCAGCAGGTCGACGTCATGTACATGGTTCACCCCAACGGCCATCCGTACAAGCTGTCGCGCACCAGCCTGACCTCCTTCACCTGGACAAAGGTGACGTGGAAGGACGGCAACGCGCCGATGCAGCCGTCTAACATCACGGCCATTACCTGCACCAAGACCGGTGGCGGTAGCCCCTACACCTTCACCTTCTCCGCGGTTCCGAAGCCGGGTGGCTTCACGACCGCCGACGACGTCGGGCGCACGCTGCGCTTCCACGACGGCGTGTACGAGATCACCACAGTATCCTCGACCACGGTCGTCATCGCCACCGAACTGAAGGTGCTGGCCGACCCGGCAGGCAGCAGCGCAACACCGGACTGGGCGCTTGGACTGTTCTCCAACACGGACGGCCCCCGTGCTGTGATCTTCCACGACGGTCGCCTGTGGTACGGCGGTTCGCGCACGGCACCGGACGTGATCGTCGGCTCCATGTCGGACGACTACGACAACTTCTTCCGCGGCCTCGCCTACGGCGTAACGCCCACGATCAACGAGGACGACAAGTCGATCGTGAAGCGCGTGCAGGGCAAGCGCCTCCAGACGGTCATGTGGCTGGCCTCGCAGGCGGACTACATGGCGATCGGTTCGGCGGGCGGCGAGTTCCGCATGTTCTCGGCGGACAGCAGCGGCGTGCTGACCCCAAACGCGGCGGTCATCCGTTCGGCCACGTACCGCGGCTCCGCGTACAAGACCCCGGTGCAGATCGACAACCAGATCATGTTCGTGCAGTCGAACCTGCGAGAACTGTTCGAACTGCGCTATGAAGTGGTCAAGGACAACTTCTCCTCGCGTAACCTCATGCTGCTGGCCGAGGACGTGCCGGACAGCGACGTCAACGGGCGCGGCGGCCTCCTGCGTATGGCGTACCAGGCTACGCCCGACAGCACGATCTGGATGGTGCATGGCGACGGCTCGCTGATCGGCCTCACCTACGAGCCCGACCAGAAGGTAATCGGCGTCCACCCGCACTCGATCGCCAACGGTCTCGCGCGGGTCGACGATATCGCGGTATGCCAGAACCCGTCCTCGACCGCTCACGAATTGTGGTTCCTGGCCACGATCGAGGTCGATGGTACGACGGAACAGTACGTCTGTTACATGGATCAGCAGTACCGCCCGGCGTTGTCCTACGAGCGCGCCACGAACGACGAGAGGATCAGGGCGCTCGACGAGGCGTACTTCGTGGACCTTGGCCTCAAGTTCGACAACCCGGTCCTGATCGCCAGCTTCACCAAGGCGGCGCAGGGTGTGTTCACGGCCACGGCGCACGGCTTCCTGGACGGCGACCGCGTCAAACTGCGCGCCCCGCAAGGCCCCACGGAAATGGACCGCCTGTCCGCTATCGTGTCCGACAAGACAACCAACACGTTCAAGCTCAAGGACGGCGACGGCAATTATATCAACACGACGGGCTGGGACGACCTGGGAGACGTGGTCGACCCCTCCATAACCAACTACAACTCCCCGCTCGTGCGCGAGGAGGTGACGACGATCACGGGGCTAGGCCACCTGGAAGGCTTGACCGTCTCGGTGCTGGCGGACGGCATGGTTCATCCCGACGTCGTGGTCGATAGCGGCGCGATCACGCTTCAACGCCGCGCCTCCATCGTGGCCGTGGGTCTACCCTACAGTTACCGCGGCGAGACGCAGCGCTTCACCGAAGGAGCCCGGATGGGCTCTGGCCAGGGACAGCCTACGTCGATCGACAAGGTCGCTGTCGTGCTGCACAACACCGTGGGTGGGTCCTTCGGTGTGGGCAATGGCCTCGACCGCCACCTGTCTCCGCTTAACCTGCGCGAAGGCAACGGCCCCATGGATCAGTCGCCCCCGCTGTTCACCGGCACCAAGGAGATTTCCGTGGAAGGTGGATGGGGCGTCGAGCCCACGGTCTACTTCGAAAACACGCAGCCCCTTCCCATGACCGTGCTGGCCGTGTGCCCGAGGCTCATGCTCAATGAAGGGTAATGTCCGGTTCCGCCCGCTGAAGGTGTCGGACTTCTACGAGATCGAGCTTCAGCCCCGCCATGCCTCCTCACAGCCGGTGTTCCGCGCCAACCCCCTCGTGCTGCACTCGCTCACCGAGAGCCCGTTTTCCTTCGCAATGGAGGTCGACGGCAAGGCTGTGGCCGCGCTGGGGCCGAATGAGGACCGCGAGATTTGGGCGTATTTGGGCGCAGATTTGAAGCGCCACATGGTCCGCCTCGTGCGCTACACCCGCGCCATGCTGGGCATGTACGGCAAATGCTGGGCCAGGGTGGACCGTACCAACTGCGACGGGGAGCGCTTCATGTTGCTATTGGGCCTCCGAAAGGTTAAAATGGCCGAGGAAGGCGTAATGGATACCTGGATTTACGATGCGCGTTAGGTACGATCCCATGACCGCCATCTTTGCGGGTGTATCCGCTGTTGGCTCGATTGCTGGCGGCCTGATGAACAGCAACCAAGCCTACGACGAAGGCGTCTACAACCGCGACTTCTACAACTACCAGGCCGAGCAGGAGAAGATCGGTCTTAACCGCGATCTCGACGCCGCGCAGCGTGAGCGCACGGCCACGATCTCCCGCACGCGCGCCATCATGGCCGCGCAGGGCGGCGGCATGGACGGCGACTTCATCGCCTCGCGCGAGGGCCTGTTCGAAACCCAGCGCCTCTCCCTGATCCAGGACAGCGAGGCGCGGCAGTCCGTCCTCCGCACCAAGGCTGGGTTCGCTATGAAGGCGGGCCAGCAGGCGGCGGATGCGGCGGTCATCAAGGGCTTCACGAACGCCATTCCTGGCATGACTTCTTTGTACGGTGAGGTTACGAAGAAGTAATGGCGAACAAGTCTACCCGCCTCCCCGGCACCGAGTTCGAAAGCACCGGCAACCGCGCCCGATCGGTAGCGAGCGGTAGCCCCGGCTCCGCGGGCCTGAACCGATCGGTGGCCACGGACATTGGCGCGGGCGCTCTTGTTGCGCTTGAAGCCCTCCAGAAGATCAACGCCGAACGTGACGCCGTTACATCGGTGAAGGCCGAGAGCGCCTATGTCATCGAGCGCGAAAAGAAGATGGCCGAGCTTGATCCCATGGCCGCGGACTACCCGGAGCGCATCAAGCAGATTTGGGGCGACGGTAAGGACGTTATCGCGGCGGCGGGTCTGACCACCCCCGCGGCGCAGGCCGACCTTGAGCGCCGCTTCGCCCGGCATGGAGCCAGTGCCGAGCTTATCGGCATCAAGCTGCGCAAGGACGCGGTAAGCCGCGAGGGCCTGCTCACGGCCAAGGATACAGCGGACGCTATCGGCGCCAAGATCAGGAACGACCCGGCCAACGCCAACGCCTATCTGGCCGAGTTCCAGGGCAGCATGGAGCGCTTGAAGGGGGTCATGGACCCCAACCAGATGCGCGAGTTTGCGCGTACCGCTGCTGACAAGCTCGCGGGCGACCAGATATTCGGATACGCAGAGAAGGGAAACTTTGCTGCGGCTCGTGCGGCGCTGAAGGAACAAGCCCCCAACCTTAGCAGGAACGAAGCAGAGGGCTTGTCTCGCCATATCGACAGCAAAGAGAGCAAGGCTCGTGCTGACGGCGACCGCGCCCGCACGCAGAACATCGCCACCTACCTCGTCGACGTTGACGACCAGTTCTCCGGTAACAAGGAGATCAACCCGAACAACCGCGCTAACCTGGACGCGATGAAGGCCAAGGGCGCGATCTCGCCCGAGGGCTATCTGACGGCGGTACGCACGCTCAACAACCGCGAGGAGAACCTGCGCAAGGAGCAGGCTAAGGACGCGGTGGCGCTGGAGGAGTTCAACACCGGAACGCCTAAGAACCAGGAAAACCTCGACCGCGCGGTTAACATTGCGCTGGGGCGTATCCCCATCGGGCGTATCGCGATCGAGGGCACACCGGAGCAGCGCGCTACCGCAATCAAGGTCATGGCCGGGATCGCGGGCACGAGCGGTATGCTTTACGGCCAGTTCAAGGACTTACTGGAGAACAGCGACAAGACGACAGACAAGTCCCGCGCCGGGCAGGTGGCCTTTGCCGCCGAGGCCGCCGACGACCTGGAGAACACCGCCCCGCGTGCGCTCGACAACGCCAAGCTCGACAAAGTTGGCACGCTGGCCATCGTGCGCAGCGAGGCCAAGCGCATGATCGAGCAAGGTATGCCGAAGGCGGAAGCGTACAAGCAGGCTGCTTCGACGTATATGAGCAAGGGTCCCCTCACCATCACGGAGGAGAACGACCGCAAGGAAGCGCTCAGTAAGAGCCTCGCGAAGATCGACCTTGCCAGCAAGGTACAGGCGGCCACGACGTCTTGGGGCGAGCGCAACGTACCGTTCGTGAAGCTCCCCGGCCAGGACGCCGCGTTGCAGGGTGAGTGGAAGCGCGCATATGAAACTGCCTACATGCGTACCGGCAGTGAGGAGCAGGCCGAGGCGATCGCCAAGACTGCGCTGAACCAAATCTTCGGCACGACCATGGTAGGCGCGGTGGGCAAGCCCGCGGACCCCAATGTGGACGTGCGCCTCGCGCTCGTGAACCCCGGCATGGACCCTGCGGGCAGCCGCTCGCAGATCGCCCGCCGCCCCATCGAACGCTACTCTCCGCCCAGCATGCGTGCCCTGCCGCAGGAAGAGCAGGCCCGTATTTATCAGAACCAGATCGAACCTGGCCTCAAGACCGCAGGCATCAATCTGGTCAAGGACCCGAAGTTCCCTCACCTGTCGTCCTATCGTCTGGTGGCGGACAACCAGACCGAGCAGGACTTGCGCGATGGCCGCCTGCCGACCTACCAGGTGCAGGTCCTCCGCGTGGGCGGCGAGGGCGAATACTACAACGTGGACGGCATGAAGCGCTTTCGCCCGCCCACCGAGGCCGAGGTGCTACAGGACCCGACGTACATCGAGATTAACAACGCCCGCCTCATGAACGACATGAAGGCCCGCCAGTTTGACGTCCGCCAGCAGACGGAAAAAGCAAGGAATACAGAGCGTATGGGCAACCGCCCGCCGCTTCGCAGGGGGGCTGAGTAGTTGCCGTTTGAAACAGAAGTCGAGCCCCTAGCGCCGGAAGTCGTCGCGCGCTTCAATAAGCCGGAAGGCCAAGACCAAGCGCTCATGTCCCGCCTGGCGCAGCAAACCCGCGCGGCGTTCAGGCTGGAGAACACGGTAGGCTCCCTGATGAGCGACAGCGCGCTGCCTGACGCCAACCTGGCGCAGACGGACCCGTTGGCCGTGGCGCTGTTCGACGCCGAGGAGTTCCTGTCCCCCGAGGAGAAGGCGTACAGCGATCGCTTCACCAGGGCCAACAGCTACCGCGATATCGAGGCCATCCGCTTCAGGATCGCAGACGAGAAGGCGGCGCGCGAGGCCATGGCCAGCGGCCCCCTGCCCGAGTGGCTGATCGGTACGGTCGCTGCGGTGGTCGACCCTACCACGGTCCTCCCCATGGCCGGGCCGCTCGTCAAGGGCGGCAGGGCGGCGGTAGCGCTGGGTTCCTTTGGGCGCGTGGGCGTGTCCGCTGCGGCGGGCGCGGGCGCGCAGGAGGCCATCCTACAGGGCACACAGGTCAGCCGTACCGCGGAGGAGAGCGCGGCCAGCGTGCTGGGTGCCCTCATCGTGGGCGGCGTCATTGGCTCCGTGGCGGGCACGCTGGGGCGGCGCGAGCTTGCGCAGCTTACCAAGACCATGCAGGACGGCGTGCGCAAGCAGGTCGAGAACGACATTACGCAGGTCCTTCGCGCGTCCAGCCTGGGGGACCTGCCTCCCCCGAAGGCGGGCCTGTTCGACACCACCGCGGTGGGACGCTACCTTGACGCCAACAACGCGCCGAACTTCACCCTGCCCCGTAACAACGTGGTCAAGGCGGCGGACAACGATATCCTGAACTACGTCGCGGAGACGCAGCCCAAACTCCTCGACGACGTCACCCGCCTGGCCACAGAAATCCAGAAGGCCGACGAGCGCATTTCCCGCCTGGCGGCCGACCCCACCACGCCCGTCACGCGCATGGTCATGCCGCGCGACCAGCTTACCATCGACCTGATGGACGCGCTGGCCAAGGAGGGTACGCCCGCAGCCAAGGCGCAACTGGCCAATATCCAGGAAAGCCTCCAGCCGCAGGTCACGCTCAACCGCCTGAAGCGCGAGAACGAAGACCTGATCGCGGAGTGGGAAGCGGCGGAAACCCGGCTGGCCAAGACGATCGAGAAGACCAAGAAGGCGATGGCCGAGATCGAGGCCAGTCTCACGCCGAAGGACCGCGCCGAGGCCGCTCTGGAGATCGCCCGCCTGCAAGCCGCTATGGAAAAGACGCTGAGTGAGGGCAAGGACCCGCTGAAGCTGTACCCACAGGGCGATCCTATGGACTGGCTGCGCGGCTTCGCGCGGTTCCCCGCCGAGCCCAAGCCGAAGGTCGAAGCGCCCAAGGTCGAACCCCCGAAGCCGGGCGATCCTCCTGCGCCCAAGGACGCCTCGTCCGCAGCCACCGGCCCCAACGCCCCGGCATCTGACCTGACGGCCCGCCTGCGCAGTTCGTTCAAGGTCGCGGAGATCACCGCCAAACTGGCCAAGATCGGCATGGCTTCGCCGTCGCTCTACATGGCGACGTCCCTGTTCGAAACCTCGCGCAGGGTTATCCAGCGCTTCGCCTACACCGGCCTCCTGTTCGACGACTACTACAAGGGGGCGCGGGCGGTCGACGACTTCGAAACCGAGGTCAAGATACTGGGTCAGCCCGCGGTCATGCAGGTCCAGCGCATCGCGGATACGGCGTGGTCGGACTACAAGCAGGCGGTCAAGGCGGGCGACGCCCCGCCCATGACACGCGCCCAGGTCTACGACGCGATCGGCAAGGCCATGACGGAGAATGACGTCGGCCCGCACAAGATCATTTCGGATGCGGCCAAGGCGTACCGTCTGATCGACAAGCACTTCGCGGACCTGGCGACGGAGTGGGCGGTCGGCGTGTTCAAGAACCCCGAAACCGTGGCCAAGAAGCGTGGCGGCAAAAGCCATCTTCAGCGTGTGTGGCACTCGGAGCGCATCAAGGCCAACCCGGTAGGCTTCAAGGAACTGGTCAAGGACTGGGTGGTGCGCACCAGCCCGAAGGCCCCACCCGACCTGCTCGACGATATCGCAGACGACGTCATGCACAAGATATTGGGTATGCCGGACGGTCGCCTGCCGCCCGAGATCAAGGTAGCGGAAGGACGTGGGTCGGCCAAGGAGCGTACATTCGAAATCCCCGACGACTGGAAGACCGCGGACGGGCGCTACTCCGTGGCCGACTTCGTCGATCGCAATGTCATCAACGTCATGGCGCGCTACTCCCGCACCATGGCCGCGGACATAGCCTACCAGAAGATAATGGGCGGTGACGAAGGCATCGAGGTCATCCGCAAGGAATTGAAGGCCGAAGCGCGCGACATGCAGAAGGCACTGGCCGAGCAGGCTGACGCCAAGATGGGCAAGGGCGAACCGCCCAAGGCCGGGGAACTGGAAAAGAAGAACCTCCAGATCGAAAAGATGCTGGAGCGCGACCTGGCCACGATCGACATGCTGGTTCACCGCATCCGCGGCACCGACCCGGCAGGCGCAGCCGACCCGCGCTATGCGGGCGCTCGCACGGTGTCGAAGATCATCCGCGATATCAACGTCCCGATTTTCATGGGCTCGTCCCTCCTGTCGCAGCTTCCCGATCTGGCCAAGATGGTCATGACAGAGGGGCTCATGCGCTCGTTCGGCTCACTGGTGGGCGACTTCGCGGACGGCTTCAAGACCCTGAAGATCGGCATCAAGGAAGCCCAGCGTATTGGCACCGCCGACGACATGTATCTGGGCGGGCGTGCGGGCCAGCTTGCGGACATGTCGGAGCAATATACCCGCCAGTCGAAGGTCGAAATGATGACCGGCCTGGTGGCCCACAAGTCGCTCATGCTGTTCGGTGTGTCCCCGTGGAACACCATGATCAAGGGCCGCGCGTCCTACCTGGGGGCGGACACCATCCTGCGTACCGTCTCGGCCATGGCCGAGGGCAAGCCTGTCAGCAAGTCGCGGGCGGCGTATATGCGCGCGATCGGCATTGGCGACTACGAAGTCGAGCAGATCATGAAGGAGCAGGGCATCTGGGGTGAAGGCACCCGCGGCCTCCTGATCTCCAACGCCGACCAGTGGAAGAACCTGGAGGCCCGTGCGGCGTTTGAACGCGCCCTCCTGCGCTACATCGACGGCAACATCCTCACCCCCGGCGCGACCGACCGCCCCCTGTGGACGCAGGGCGAGGTGGGCAAAGTTCTTACCCAGTTTCAGGGCTTTGGCTTCGCCGCCCACCAGCGCATCCTTGTGGCAGGATTGCAACAGCGCGACGCCAACGCCCTGTCGTCCGTGCTGGCCATGACCGCACTGGGCATGACCTCCGTGGCCCTGCGGGACCTCGTGCGGGACGGCAAGATCGACGACAAGCGCGACGCCCGCTCGTGGGTACGCGACGGTATCGACCGCTCCGGGGTGCTGGCCCGTGTCATGGAACTGGACACCATGCTGGGCAAGGCTACGGGCGTCAACGCGCAGCGTACCCTCACCGGGCAGGACGCAGAGCGCTTCCAGGGGCGCAGCCTCGTGGGCCAGCTTGGCGGCCCTACGGCGGCCACGATCGACGGCACGGCCAGGGCGCTGCGGGGCATTGCGGACCGCGACGTGACCGGGGCGGACGTCCACGCCATCCGCAAGATGATCCCGTACCAGAACTTTCTCGCGACAAAATGGCTGTTCGACAGCGTCGAGCAGGGCATCGTCGACCAGTATGGCCTGGCACCTCGACAGAACCCCCGCTGATAGGGTATAATCCGACCATGAAGGTACGTTATACTGTTCCCTCCGACGCCTCGCGGGTGGGGTACTCCACCAACGGGTCGACCACGGTATTCTCCGTACCGTTCGTGTTCTTCGACGACACGGACCTTCAAGTCATCCTGGTGAACAACACCACGGCGGTCGAGACTGTCTTGACGCTGACCACGAACTACACCGTGACGGGTGGGGCGGGGTCCACCGGCTCGCTCACCACCGTCTCGACCTACGCTTCCGGCTCGACCCTCGTGATCCAGCGCGAAGTGCCCTACACCCAGGAAATCGACTACCAGGCCAACGATGGCTTCCCCGCGGAGGTCAACGAGGAAGGGCTCGACCGCTCGACCATGCAGATACAGCAGGTCCGCCGCCGCGCCCGCCAGACGCCCAAGCTCCCGGCCACCTATGATCCGGAGAGCGGGGATATCACCCTCCCCATGCCGGTATCGGGCAAGGTTCTCGCGGGGAACAGCGACGAGGACGGATGGGAAAACGTAGACGCCTTTGAGGGCGGCACTGATCTGCCTACCCTGATCTCTACCATACAGAACCTCGACCTCCTGGAGTATAACGCCAGCGGCTCTGTGTGGCGCAACAGGACCCGCGCGCAGGTTCTTGGCGACCTTCTCCCCCTGGCCGGGGGCACCATGACCGGCACGCTGGCCATGTCCGGGGCGGCCATCAACGAGGCGGTGCGGGTCGACGTGGCCAGCGCCACGACCTGCGCGATCGGCGCAGCCGCGTCCAACTACGTGCGGATCACGGGCACGACGACCATCACAGGGCTGGGCACCGTCGCTTCCGGTATCCGCCGCAAGGTTGTCTTCGCAGGCGCGCTCACCCTGACGCATAACGCCACGTCCCTGATCCTGCCCACGGGCGCGAACATCACGACGGCGGCGGGCGACACCGCGGAGTTCATTTCGGAGGGCTCGGGCAACTGGCGCTGCACCGACTACCAGCGCGCTATTGGCCTGCCTGCGGCGGGCGGTATCCTGCAAAGGGTCAGCACCCTGACCGGAACGTACTCGTCCAACGCAGCTACCATCCCGATCGACAACACCACGCCGCAAAGCAGCGAGGGGACGGAGCTTCTTACCCAAGCCTTCACGCCCAAAAGCGCGAGCAGCACTCTCGTCGTGGACGTGACGCTGGTTCTCGGCTGCACTACGTCGGTCGATACCGGGGCGATTGCACTGTTCCAGGACTCGGGGACCGACGCCATTGCGGCCAACGCCGTGAGCTTGTCCGGGTTCGCGGACCCAAAAACCCTGCGCTACGAAGTCGCGAGCGGCTCGACGACGGCGCGCACTTTCAAGGTTCGTGCCGGTTGCAACACCAACACCCTCCTGTTCAACGGGGTCAACACCGTCGGCGCGGTCATGAACAGCCTGTGTCGGTCCTTTATCACCGTCACCGAGATCGCGAGCTAGGGCTATGATGCAGGCCCATGAACTAGATCGCGCGCTGGGGAGAGTAGAGGGAAAAGTAGACGGGCTGGAACACAGCATACACGAGATAAAGAGTATGCTCCAGGAAAGCCACAAGGATATTACCAAGCGTGTGTCTTCCCTGGAGCATAGTCGGTCCAAGCTACTGGGTACCGCCTCCGCGATCGGCGCGGCCTTCGGGGTATTCGGCGGCTGGCTGACCACCAACCTCCTGCCCCGCATCCCCCACTAGCTTCGCTTCTTCCCGCGCGA